TCTGATGCATTCTTTAAACAAAAAGACAAACTTGAGAAGTGTATGAACACTAGAAATCCACTTGATTCTTTTAGAAGGTTTGATGAAACCTTTAAGCCAGACCCAGATAAAGTTTATTATATTCATGCTGACCTTGCACAAAAACATGACAAGTGTGCAGTTGCAATTGCTCACGTAGATAAGTGGGTAAATATTCAGGTAATCAAAGACTATGAACAGGTAGCACCTATTGTAATCGTAGATGCAGTTGCCTGGTGGGAACCAAGAGCAGAAGGTCCTGTTAATCTCTCAGAGGTAAAGCAGTGGATCATGAATTTGCGTAGGCAAGGTTTTAATCTTGGCATGGTTACCTTTGACCGTTGGCAATCATTTGACATTCAAAATGAACTACAGGCTGTTGGAATAAGGACTGAGACTGTATCTGTTGCCAAGAAACATTATGAAGATTTAGCAATGATGATCTATGAGGAAAGAGTGGCTATCCCAATGATTCCTATCTTGCTTGAAGAAATGTCAGAACTTAAGATTATGAAAGGTAATCGTGTAGATCACCCTAGAAAAAAATCTAAAGACTTAGCAGATGCCGTTTGTGGGGCAGTATTTGGAGCAATCTCACACACACAAAAGAATAACAATACAGAAATAGATGTCCATACTTGGAGTTCGGCAACCCGACTTGCACAAAAGCAACAGGGTATGGTAGAATTGGATAATCGGGAAATGCCTAACGATGTTAAGGATTTCCTCGATAAATTCAACTTAATATAAACAAACAAACAAGGAGAAAGATGAATTCATTTAAGAAAATCGCTCTAGGACTCGCTGCAGCCATGTCCTTTGGCGTACTAACGGCACTTCCGACAAGTGCTGCTGTGATTGCACCTACCATAACGATTGATTCTGCTACAGATACAATCATTGCTGGTGAGACTGCAACTGCGGTAGTTACACTTTCGTATATTTCAGAAGCATCAGCAGATACAGCAACTGTATTGTCTGCTATGTTCTCACAGCCATCAGGCGCATCAAAGAGTGCAACACTTACAGTACTTGAAACAACAACTGCTACAGTTGCTATTGCAGCAGGAAACCTTTCTGCTGACATTAATTCAACAGTTAATACACCAGGATATGTAACTGCAAAGTTTACAGTATCATTGGTTGCCCCTTCTGTTGCAGGTACATATGAGGCACGAATTATTACAACTAAGCCATCAACTGGTCCATCAGTTGCATGGACAGTAACAGTTAAGGCAGCAGATATTACTCCATCTGCAGCAACAACAACTTCAATCCTCAATGCAGGAGAAGTTACAACTGCAACAGCAGATGCATCAGTGTTTGCACCAAAGGCTACATCAACAGATGCAGCAGCAGTTATTGTTGTTACACCTAAGAATGCAGCAGGCGGATCAGCAACCGAGTCAATTCTTGCAACAGTATCAGGCACAGGCTTAATTGGTTATGGCACAAATGCTACAACAATGTCTGCTCTTGGTCGTGCAATTGTTATTCCTACAGGCAACTACATTGGTGTATTTGCTGACGGTACAGCAGGAGTGGGAACAATTACTCTTACAACCCTTACAGGTACAGTTCTTGCAACAGAGCAGGTAACATTCTATGGAGATATTGCTACAATCGTTGCAACTCCAGTTAAGTCTGTTATTGCAGTTGGAGCAAATACAACTACTGTAAAGGCAGTTGCAAAGGATGCATCAGGCGTAACAGTTGGAGCAGGAACACTATATGCTAACTCATCTGACGTTACAACAGTATCTGATACAGGTACAGCAGCAACAATCGTAAATGGTGAAGCACTATTTACAATCACTGGCGTTAAGTCTGGTGGCGCTGCAATTACAGTTAGAAATGCAGCAGGAACAATCGTATCTGCACCAGTTTCTACTCGTGTAGAAGGAACTGCAGCAACTGTTAAGTTGTCATTTGATAAGGAAACATACCTTCCAGGCGAAGCAGCAACTCTTAAGTTGCAGGTTCTTGATGCAGCAGGTCTTCCAGTATCTGGAAAGACACATGCTAACCTATTTACAACAGGTGGAATTACATCTACCTATGCATTTGGTTCAGGATCAGATGTTCTTACAGCAACATCAATTACAACTGATACAGAAACAGTAAAGTCATACAAGGTATTTATGCCTTTGACAGAAAACACTGTAACTGTTTCAGCAACAGGTGGAACATCATTGCCACTTGCTGGTCAGGTAGCAGTATCTGCAACAGCAAAGGTATCAAATTCTTCTTCTAGCACAAACGCTACTCTTGCAGCACTAGTTGCACAGATTACAGCAATGCAGGGAATTTTTGATAGCCTAAAGGCAGAAGTTGCAACACTTAAGGCTGACAAGGCAACAGCAGATGCTAAGGCAATTGCTGATCGTGCTGCTTTTGTAAAGCAGTACAATGCACTTGCTACAAAGTGGAACAAAAAGAATCCAAAGGCAAAGATTGCACTTCTAAAGAAGTAATCTAGTCCAACAACTAAGAGGGTTAGCCAAGCGCTAGCCTTCTTTTTTGTACCTAAAAAATGATATAATAAGACTAACATACATAGAAAAGGATGTGACCTTCTATTAAACAATTCCTACTAAAAAGTGGGGTAGTTGCTTTTTTGGTGGGCTTGTGGTTTATTTTATCTCCAATTAGTCAAGCACATGCAGATGAAACAGTCACAAGCCAAGTGTCCTCATCTGATACATCAACGGCAACAATAGATTCTTCTTCAACAGTTATTGTACATACATCTGTAGAAAGCGCAACAGCCACGATAGAGGTAGCACAGGCTACAATCACTCAGGCTGAAACTGCCACGGCAGTCATACAAACCCAAGCAACAGCCATTACAAGCCCTACAGAGACCATTACAGTCACTATCACACAGGCTCAAACCTCTATAACTCAGGCTCAAGCAGTAGTAGATAGTGCTACTGTGGCTGTAAATAATGTTACTTCTGCTCAAAATTCCCTGGCTCAGGCGGTAGAAACTCAAACAGACATGGCTCAAATAGTAACCACAGAGTCAGTAACAGTGCAAACTCTTGTAGATAGCATGACAGTCCTATCGGGACAAGTTGATAGTCAGACAGCAGTTGTATTATCTGATAGTGCTACAGTTACCACAGAGCAAGGAGATCTTCAACTAGTTCAAGATCAGATAGCATTAGCAAATGCTGGAAATCCACAAACAACTGATCTTCCTAAAGACGATGATTATGCATTTAGAATGACATTGCCCTATGCTCTTAGACTTGGTGATCAAGAATATACTGATGTATATGTAGCAACCAATGGTTTGATATCTTTTGGACAACTACAAGGTTGGGGTGAAAATGCTCCAGCAGTTTATATTAACTTCCGTGACTGGTGGAATGTTGACTCAGACACTTACCTTAGATATTCAACAACAATCAACTCTCTTTTAATTGAGTGGATGGTTAGAGGATATGGAACCCGTTCTGGACAACTTACCAATATTATTTTTGATGCAGATGTAAACCCAATTGATGGAACATGGAAAGCAGATGTATCTTCAGTCGGAGAGTCTGGCAATGGTCAAGTTCAAGTTAATCAAATAATTAATAATCAATTAACTGGATCTGTTATACAGCAAAATGCTAGTAGCACACCAACAAATCTTTCTGCACATATTGATATCACTGGTTATACACCTTATACACCACTGCCACCAGATACAAATTTAGAAGAGGCATTATCATCTGCCCAAGCAGATTTACAAGCAGCCCAATCAGTTTTATCTGCTTCTCAATCAGTTCTTAATGAATTGATTGCAAGCGAAAACGCATTGCAATCTGAAATTGATGCAGCACAAGCAGAATTATCTGCAGCACAAGCAGATCTTGCAGAAGCCACACAGGAAGTCGCTTACTGGGAGAATGAGGTAGATAGTGCAGAAGCAGATCTAGAAGCAGCAATTTCAGTAATTGAACCAGTAGTAGAGGCAATGAAGGCTGCTGTAGTAGTTGCACAAACAATTGTTAATAATACTCTTGCGGAAGAGGAAGCAGCACGACAGGCTGCATTAGCAGCAGAAGCACAAAGACAAGCGTCTATTGCAGCAGACAATGCAAGAGCAGCAGAGGCAGCATCAGCAAGAGCACAAGCAGAAGCAATCGCTGCACAAGCAGAAGCAGCAAAAGCAGAGGCTGATCGTATAGCAGCAGAACAGGCTGCAACCCAAGCAGAGGCTGAAGCACAACAGGCAGAAGCGGATAGAATTGCTGCAGAAGAAGCAGCAGCCCAGGCTGAAGAAGAGGCTAAAGCAGCAGAAGAAGCAGAAGCCCAAGCAGAGGCTGAAAGATTAGAAGCAGAAGCAGAGGCAGCACGACAGGCTGAAGAAAATGCAAAGGCAGAAGCAGAAGCAGCAGAGGCAGAGGCTGAGGCAGCAAGACAAGCAGAAGAAGATGCTAAAGCAGAAGCAGAAGCAAAAGAAAAAGAATTAGAAGAAGCAAAGGCTGCTGAAGAAGAAGCCAAGGCAGAGGAAGAAGAATTAAAAGAAATACTTAAAGAAGCAAAAGACGGTAAAGAATTAACTGAAGAACAAAAAGAAGTTGTTGTTGAAGCATTACTTGAAGATCTTAAACCAGGTGAAGCAGTAACAGCAGCAGCAGTTGTTGCATCTGGAGTATCTTATGCAGATCTTCCACCATCAACACCAGTTGAACTTCGCACAGATGAAAATGGAAATGCACTTGTAATCACAGCAGCAGTTGCTGCAAATATTGAATTAGTTCAAGATCCAGGAGCACTTCTATCAGCAGCACTAACTGATCCAGGAGCAGCCCTTGCAGCACTTGGAAGTATTGGTGCAGATATGACTGAAGCAGAAAGAGAAGAAGCAACAGACATGG